TAATTGCCAGCAAATCGACCTGTGTTGCCACCCAACATCCTAAGAGCTTTTTCCTCTGCACTACCACTAACCATGCCAAACTCAGGGCCACCAGCTTTACCGTCAAGAATTTTTCTCAGGGCAAGCTGCACCTTTCCTTGGTCAGCTTCCTCGTTTTTCCCGGTCAAGCGTTGTTTGAGAGGGTCGAAGCTATTTAGATAATCTGGTAGCATCTACTTGCCTTTCATAGACATGAAGGAATTTTTGTTTTTTGATTTGGATTTAGTTACGGTGCCGCCGGATGCAAAGATACCGTATCCGTCATCGGGCGTAGACCCCGGCGCAGCAGCATCCCCACCGCCACTACCAGTAGCACCGCCATCGCCACCTTCATTACCACCGGGTGCGTTAAAGCTAACATTACCACCGAACAACGCTGCGGCGGCAGCTTCAGCCTGAGCAGTAGCATTAGCTTCAGCAGTTGCCGCAGCTTGAGCATCAACAACAGAAGGATCAGAAAATAGAGCAAACGGACTACTTCCTTGAGCGGCTGGTGTTACATTAATTGTTCCTCTTCCAGAAGTAGCCACTGCATTAGGATCATTGGCTCTAGCTTCAGCCCTACCAATTGACCTAGCAAAACCACCTGTTGCCACATTAAAAGCATCTTTAGCATTTTGAATGGAGGTTGCAAGACTTTGTGCTGTATTGCCTACTCCACGACTAATAGCTCCGCCAACACTCCCTAGCATTGCAGCAGCAGACTCAAAGTTTTTATCTCCTGTTCCTACTTGCCCATCATCAGTAGTAAAACCGGGATTAGTAGGATCACCGGGGTCTGGAATGTACGGATCAGTTTGAGTTTCTATATCATCGTCATCATTATCGTCGTCACCATCGTCCTCTGGTTGAGGGTACAGAACATCACCCACATCTCCAATTGGCGCAGCGCCAGTATCTTGGTATCTTTCAAAAACATTTCTAACTTGAGCAGCGGGGATACCTTGGGCTGTTAGCAACTGCCCGATACCAACTTGAGTAATGTCTGTTGGGGAGCTAACAATGTCGGTAAACTCGTTTTGAGGCAGCAAAGAATACGTTTCTGTACCCTGTGGTCTTTGACCCTTTCTACGCTTGCGCCTAGTACGAGTTAACGTACCAAGACTAGCCTTTTCGCCAATTCCAATTTGGCCTGTTGCTTGCTCATCTAAAAACGACATTACTTGTTCCTTTTCATATTCTCGTAGTTATTCCGCAGCTTCAGCAAGGTTTCCAGTAAAGCCAGCTTCCCCTGCAAGCGGCGCACTTCCAACTCCGATGTTTCCGCCACCAACGCCCGAGACATCTGCTGGGTTTGCTCCAACAGGTACTCCTCCAACGCCACCCATGCCGCCGGGTTGTTGAGGAGCGGCCCCAGCTTGTGGAACGCTGTTTTCTGCTGGTTGTTGTTGCTCATTCAAACCTCTCAATACATCTGCAAAAATAGCTGCTTCGTTAACGTCATTAACTAGCTCATTCGGATCAATGTCTTGCGAAATAGCAAGTTCACGAATAAGATTTGGAATCTTAACAAACGGTGCCAGCATTGGGTTGGCAACTGTTTGAAGCAACGTAACAAGACGCTGTGTACGAACCTCTTTCTGCATAACAGCAGAAGTACCGCGTGGTTTAATTTCAAGATCACCTTCAATTTCGGGCTGTTCTTCGTTAAACTGCATGTTCCACTGGAAGTACGCTTCGCCCATTGGCTTTAACAGATAATCGTCAATGTTCTTAACAACAGACTTAATAGACAACGTAGACGAACTCATAAGCATGGACAGCCCAGAAGCAGTGCGTCCTGTGCCGCTTACGCCGGTTTGACCGTGTGCAATGCTAGGAATACCTGTCTCTTCGTCCGCAAGTTGCCGTGCCTTGTCATACATTTGAGCGTTGGCTGGTGCAGTGTTGGGGAAATTAATAGCGTTAATGGCCGTGCCGCTAACGCCTGACTGGCGGCGGAACACTTTGCCGGGGTAAATATCGTAGTTCTGGCCGGGGACCAGCATAGCTTCGTCAATGTCAAACACTACATTACCGGCAAGGGCAAGGTTGTCGATTGCCATGCGGATGTGGCCGTTCATTAGAAGTTGCGCGTCTTCCATGTTTTCGGCAATGCCCACACCAAACATTTGATACGGGTTTACCTCGTAAGGAAATACTTGATAAGGAATGCGCTCTGGTGTAAATGGGTTGATAACTAGGCGTAGTACTTTATTACCAGAAACCCATGCGTTTACTTGATAAGACGAGAGGCTATCCATCCCACTGAAAATTTCAAGACCCGCTTCATTAGCCATCGAAGCATCCAGAACACCCCAGTACTCAAGTACTTCATAACGCGACTCAGAATAGATAGGATCATTTTGGTCAGACTGTAACTGAGCCTCAAAATACTTTTCTTCATAGTTGGGGCCATTTTCCAAAAGCTCTTCAATGGCTTCGTTATTAAAGTAAGGTTCATCTTTTAACTTTCGTAGTTGTTGACGATTAAGCTTGTGTCGCTCAATAACGTACTCTGCATCCTCAACACCAGAAGCGTTGGGATCAGGGTAAAAATTCCAGCATGAAATATGGTCAATGTTAGGTTTAGATTTGTGAACAGGAGCGTATTCTCTTTCTCCTTCTTCATTACGTCGCCACCGTGGAATAGTCTTGTCGTAGGTAAACGGGCCTTTAATGATGCCTGTACCAAGCAAGCAAGACTCAAAAATAGACTTGCGTAGCTTTTTAACTGCTGAAGTATCTAAAAGTTGGTCATGGATTGTTTTTTCCATGTTGGCAGCAGCAAGAGCAGCCGGTTTAATTTGTGGTTGGCCCATCTTGCCGGGACCAGCAACAAGGTTTTCACTGTCGTATTCATAACCCAAGTTGCGAGTTATGGGATTTTCCGTCATACGTGCTGTTGCTTCTTTAGCACCGGGAAGAAGTTCTTTGCCATCATCAGGAAAACCAAAGGGACTTTCTTGCTGTGATTCTTGCGGAGACTTTAAATGGGCAAACTCAGGAATGCCTTCTGGATTAGGCGTAGACTCAACTACAATGGGAAACTTTTTATTGGCAAACAAGATGTCACCAATTTGACCCGCAGCAGCAAGAACCTTTACCTTGGTAATTTTAATAAAGACACGAGATCGTTCTGATTCTCTGAGTTGTTCTGTACTTTGACTGTCAGACAGCCCTCGATAGTTCTTGTACGCCTTTAGCCATCTCTGTTCATCGGAGTAGCGACCATCCTCTGCCCTTTGAAATTTGGCACGGATGTGCCCCACAAGTCCACTAAAGGAACTAGAAGCAGGGCCATCAGCCATACGTACATCAATGGCTAGGTCTGTGTCAGAACCGCCGTCTTCGTCTATATCGAGAAATCCCATACTAATTAAGGAGACTTAGTAGTCCCGCTCATCCGCCATTTTAAAGATAGCAGGGTCAACCGTTTTTGCTGATACGGAAGGGGCTGCTGTAATGCCGTCACCATAATCGGCAGTTGTAAACGGATCAACTTTTTCACGCTTGGCTGGGCCATCAGGAGTTTCATTCATGTAGCCCTGCACTGGACCCATTGGGACCGTGAAGGTTGCCGTTGATTTCAGTAGCTGTTTCATTGTGCTGTTCCTTGTTTTTGTTGTTGTCGTTCCATTAAGCGTTTCATTTCGTCTTGAAACCTAGTGCTGCGCTGTATGTCTTCTTGCATAGCAGCGCCTTGCTCCATTGGCCTTGCTCTTTCAGCCAATTGTTTTTCTAAATATTCAGCCTGTCTAGCTTCAGGTGGCATTTCTGCTGTAGCTAGACGCTGTTCATCCGTTAAACCACCTCCTTTAACTGACGCTAACAAAGCTTCCATTTGCTGTGTTGACATACCTTCTGGATCACGACCTGTTGGTTTAGAACTCATAGCGTAGTCGAGAGCCTCTGCTCCCTTTGCTGCAAGCCCAATACCCCCACCAATTACGGCAGGAGCAACACTTCTTACAATTTTACCTTTGTTATTGCTTAAAAACTGGCCCATTCTTTCTAAGGCACTCGCATCACCTTTAACAACTTCTCTTGCTACATCCTCGGCTTTTTTAAGGGGCATATCAGCAAGTGTTTGTTTTGCTCGAATACCCGAACGCAACTTACCTTTTTCGACAAGTTCTGCTTCTCTAGGATCATTAAGTATTCTGTCAAGAGCTTGTTTGTTGGTTAGTTTTTCTGGCTCTGGTGCTTCAGGAGGCGGCGGTAGTTTTCCTTTGCTTTCAAGAAACTTCTGTGCTTCTTCAGCCAAAGGATTGTCGATGACCTCTGCACTTGCTTGACCTACTTTTCTTTTTCCTGCGGTAGCTTTTACAGGAGTAGGTCGCAAATCAGGAAGAGCCGACTGCAACGCTTCACTAGGAAGTTGCCCGGTCTTAACTTGATTGATAACGTCATCCATCAACTTAGTAAAGTCGTAGCTATCAATAGTTCTTTTACCAGCTTTTACTGGGTTGTTTTTTATAAGGCCAAGTTGTTCAAACACTCGTACAGCAGAATTTTGTGTTAATTTTTTGTTGCTGTCATCTCCGTAAGGAAGTGGAACATTTTCTAGTCTTCCAAACTTATCAATGATCCCCGGTGCAATTTTTCTAATTGGCTTTAGCTGTGGATCATCTACGTTTTCAAAATCAGTAGCATAAGCATTAACAATGCTTTCAAGAATAATACGGAAGGGGTCTTCTGGATTGCTAAGATCAATATTAAGACCTTTTTGTATGTCTTTAGCCATACCTAGTACCCAAACACAATATCACGGGGTGCAGGGGCAGTATCCTTAACCCTGTGCGCCCATGAATTATAATTAACATTGTTGATCTGTTGTGCCATGCACATATACCTTAATGCGTCGTATGCGTGATCTTCTGCTTTAGTGTCCACATCTTCGCTGTTTGTGCGAGATAGGGGTAAAGCTGGAAGGGTACGGATTAAATTAGTACAGTTTGAAAAGATGCGTAATTTAGCTTCTTCTGTTTCGCGGTTTAATTGCAACCGCTTATGTACCTGAAGCTTTCCTGCAATTCTGTCTGAGTTAGAAGGTAGCCACCTTACACCCCGTTCAATCATTGTCTGGGCTACTGACGGCGCTCCTGCTACTCTGTTCCAACAAGATTTGTCGAGGATTGAGGCGTACATTGGCGGGTCAAAAGCTTCCGCCTCATATATCGTATCAGCCAAATCATCAGCCGTAAGACGCTTTTCGTACACCTCTCGATAAATCCATATGTTTCCATCGTGATCCACAGCGCCCCAAAGAACACAAGAGGGGCTACTAAAGCCATAGTCAGCAGCACGAAAACGGGGCCAGCCACTAGGTATCTCAAAGGGGTCGCATATATGATGGTGTCTATTAAATTCCGAAAACGCCGCGCCTTCTGCAACATCCCAATCTCCATCAAGTAATCTGCGTCGTTCTACCTCTGGGAGCGAAAGAAGCATCGCTTCATATTCACCAGAAGCCATAAGGTATGGGTTGTCAGTCAGCCTAGCCGGAATAAACTTCCGGTAAAACAGTGGTTCACCAGCTTTGGCGTGATTAGGTGGGTAAAGAAGCGGTTCACCTGAATCTATGTCTGCGGCAGGAAATGGTCTGTTTGGTTCACTACGATCAATGAACATCTTCTTAATCCACCAACCACCAACACCGCCGGGGTTAGCTGAAGCTCTCATGTACGTTTCAATGGATTGATCTGTTGTACGGAGCCTAGAGCGAAGATAGTCCCAAACGTAGGGGGTTGGATAGTGGCCCAGTTCGTCTACGCCAATCCATGAGAACGCTTGTCCTTGGTATCGTGTTACGTCTTGGTCTTTATCGACGTAAGACATAAGGAGCGTTGAGCCACTAGGAAAGACCCAAAGGTTCTTACTTTCTCTGAAGTAAGCACTTGGGAAAGCTTTGGGGTACAGCTTTTTGGACTGGTCAATTAGTTCTGCAAGCTCACCCAAAGTTCTACGTAGTAATAGGCCCCGAAAGTTACCATTGTCTGCGTAGCGTAAGGGGTCAACTAGCAGAGCGTAACTTTTACCCCCACCGGCAGCGCCCCCATACAGAACTTCTTTTTCGGGGGCGGCTAGGAACTCCGTCTGAGGTCCGGGGTTGGGCGAGAAGATTAACTCTTGTTCGCCCTGTTCAATAGCTTCTTGTACGTCTTGTGGTACAGAGGCTAGGAAGTCTGTGTCAGTAACACCACCATTCTCTAACAGATCAATGGTCTTAGTGTGCTTTTTCTTGTTTCTTTCGGCGTCATCTTTGAGGGTCTGTGCAGCGGCTTTCTTTTTTTCCGCTGCTCGCAGTCTCCGCTTTGCTAGTCTCTTAGCTTGCTCTTTACGACTGACGTTATATGATCCCTTTTCACCGGGAGCTAGTTTAGGCCGCGCCATCAGTATTTTGTGGTGTTACGTCTACCATAGGCTTTTTCCCCGGTAACAGCACAATTCCGTGCCTTATATCGCCCGATATTTCCATTTGTTGGCGTTTTGTGATACCTACCCTATCAAGTACATCTCCAGCGGCTTTATACCGCAATTCTAGGCGATTAACGGGTACATCAATGTTGTTGCCAAGGTTCATAGTATCTACGATGTTCTGAGCAGCTTCTACAGCAGCACCATTGAGCATTAGGCGGGTGCGCTCTTGGATTTCATCCTTTAAAGAAGCAAGAACATCCCTACGGCTATTCGGGCTGTAGCCAGCCTCTTCTAAAGCCGCAGAGATGTTTCCTCGATTGCTAAACAAAGCAGTCAAGAAGTTTTCTTGCTTGTCTGTTAGCCGTTTTTTAATTAAGCCTTGGGTCATAAACACCAATTATTGTAATGGTATGATACGTCCCTTGTAAAAAGTAACCTCTAGGTCATTTACTAGGCTGGCTGAAGTTAAAAAGATAGAGTGTATCTTTCCTTCAACCTCTTTTTCCCAGAAATAAAAGAATTTGGAAAACTCTGGGTACTTTGGGGCAATATCATACTTCTGAATAATAAACTCTTGCAACAACTCAGGATAATCTGGAAATCTGTAGAAGATTTGTGCTGTTGTTAGATTGTAGTCAAGAATTGTATTTACGGAACTCACTGTTAAACTTCCAATTTTTGATCTGTTATTCGGGGAAGCACTGAGTGTGCGTTAAATACAACACTTTGAACTGTTGTGTTGCAAATATACTATACTAGTATAGTGCTGTGGGGAGTTTTGTCAAGTAAAAAATAACATAAATGTCACAAAAATAAAAAAAATTTTTAAAAACAAAGATTTTGCTTGACAAAACCGCTCTCAGCCTGTATAATGGTATTATGTTTGCCGCGAGGTAAACATATACTACCCCCCAGTAACCCTTAATTACAGCACAATCCTTATTAGGAACAGCCCAAAGCCCCTTAACTGGGGTTTTTTATTGTCCGGTGTACTAAAAAACAGCTCAAAAACTTAAAACAGTTAAAAAAACAAAATTTAGAGAAGCTGGGTGTATAAGAGTAGGGGGAGGCCCCGTGGCCCTAGCGTACCCCCGCCTAAATTATTCTTATTTTTCAATAACTTATAATGTGACAAATAGGCATCATATTGTCGCATAATATATACAATGGAAAGTGAATAAATGGCGGATTTCTGCGGGCTAAATGGCCCCCGATTTTGGGCTGTTTTTGTGCTGTTATGGGTGGTGGCCCTTTTATAACTATCGATTTGTATTTTTACGTACACGCGCGCGCGTTATTGCATACCTTACAAAATTATTCCGCCGCCCTAATTCCAATTAAGCCAGCCCGGTCAGTCGGTTAGGTGCTTATCGGTAGTTATTGAGAACAGCCCAAACACAGCCCAAAAAAAGCCCCGGACTATGCCGGGGTCTAGTTCTCTTTGGGAGGGTGGCTGTTAGCTAGACGCTCGCTCGATCTTATGCAACGCCCGATTAAATTCGGCCTCTGCATTCTGCTTACAACGGAGGAAGTAGTCGATTGTCGCAACGTCCAAGGTCTCGTAGTAGTAGCCAGCGGTCCACTGGTGGTCACCGTCACCGAGCCATGCCGTGACAAATGGGTGGTGTTCCTCGTGGTGTCGAACAAGAAGGACAATGCGCCCGGATCGACCACAAGCCCCGCCACGGGTCGGTTCTTGCTTTAGAATGGTGTATGTCGGGAATTGAATAATCATGGGGTTAACTCCTGTTAGTGTTAAGAACAGCCCAATTCTGACATAGGTCGCAGATAAAAAAAAGCCCCCATTTCTGAGGGCTGTAGTTCTCTGGGAGGGTGGTTGATGTTAAGCGGCCATCAATTGGGCTGTGTCGGTTGGGGATTGATGGAATGCCAGCATGAAATCGGTCGCTCTTGCTGCTAGGGTCTCGCGTTCTCTGCGGTCACGGTCGCAGATATTGTCCAGCGTTTCGGTGCCGGTGCCCCGAGCGGCGTAGTCGGTCAAGACCTCGTGAACGTCAAACCACGAACTATCTTTGATCGCAAAGTGTTCCTCGGTTTTGGCATGCAGGTGATCGGCAAGGGCGCGGTTCTGTTTGCTCTTGCCAAGCAACGCCCGGAAGAAATTGAGCGTGTCCGCCCCAGACGCAACGGGCAAGGTTGCCAATTCTTGCAAGGTCGTGATTGTGGTTTCGTAGATGCCAAGAGCGTTCTTGGTTGCTTCCAAGAGTTTGCCATATCGCTTCTTTTCTTGGTAAGCCATATCTTCGCGGTCTTCTGCCGTGATGGATTTACGGGGACGGCCACGGTGGATTGCGCGGATTGCTAGAACGTCCTCGCCACGGGTGCAGGTGTTGGCACACAACCACTCGTAGAAACCGGCCTTCAATTGATACGCACCACCCACGCAGCTATCCCATTCAGCAATGCGGAAGGCGATCTCATCACCACCCTCGCGGATTACTTTGCTGTGGGCTGGCAAGACTACTTGCCGGAAGCTTGACGCGCCGTTGTCCTTCCAGTCGTAGGACACAAGCTTGCCGGTGGTGTCCAATACGCTATCTTCAAGCAATTGGTCGGCATAGTCCCAACGGTCCTGCGGTGCAGTGAAGGCATACTTGTTAGACACTAGCGGGTTTAGAACCTTACCGGCCACGCTGTCGGAAATGTAGCCAGCAGCGTCACTCTCGGTGCCGTCCGCCGTGTGATACCAGTGAAACTCGGGCCGGACATCTTCGGCGGTTGCAAGCCCGTTCTTTTCAGCAAACAGCGCCGCCTGACTTTGGTTGTGGTCCAGCGGAATAAAAGCGTCGATTGTGTTGTTGGTGTCGGAATGCATCTGCATCGTTTTTTCCTATGTAGGGTTATCGGGGAAGCATGTTTTACAGTATCATCAACAAAAAAGCAAACACGCATAAAACTAGGACAAAATTAGTCACAGCAAAAAAAGCCTCGATCATGCGTCCGGCCTAACTGCAAAGCCCGAGTGATCGTCAGATAAATAGCCCTTTGCTTTTAATGCGACAACGCGCGGCGTGGGGTCTTTAAATCGTAGGTCGTGGGTATCGCCGGGGATGGTCGGGAAATCAAGGAATGTCTTGGGATATGGCTGCCCTTTCCAATCCCCAACAAATGGCACGGCAACGTTGACATGGTTCTCAAGTGCCCATCGACATAGGTCGCGGTTCTCGCCGGACCACGAAAACGTAAGATGATAATTGTTCGGAAGATGACCGGCGGCGTACATCTCAAGACGTTTCCGGCTTTTCGTGTAGTCGTAGAATTGGGCTGTCGGGTGGCGTTTTGCAAAGCCAATGCCTAAGCCTAGATCGCTCGTACCATCAAGACGAAAACATAATTCTAAATCGCGCTTATGTTTATTGGCAATTGCTCGGTGTATCTCTTTATTTAATAGCGCCTTAAACATTCCGGGCGCGTTAAAATAAAGGCGGGTTTTTCTCATGCGTCCATCGATGACGGATTGCATCCTTCCCCGTCCTGCTTTGTCCAAACAGAACCTAGTGCAAGCGTCGGTCCTATCGGTGCAGACTTCATGGCCGGATTGATCGGCGGAAGACAAGTAGAGAATATGAGTGCGATAGCCTAGAGGCTCGCCCTTGATTGTCTTGGCGTTGGCGACGTTGAGTAGATTAGACACTATATTGCCCCCGTGGGTAAAAAAACTGAGAATGTACAGCCTTATGGAATGTCCCGTCAGTGTGATGGTGCAATTCCCTAATGTAAAGCCCATGACCCAAGCTATCCTTTTTCAATAAAGAAATGGCAGAATCAATGTCGGCTTTTTTATTAGACTTGATTAATGGGGTTGGGGGTTTTGTTTTGTCGGTGTTTTTTCGCCACAGTTCATAGATTTTCATACGTCTACACTCCAATTATTAAGGCGTCCAAACTATCACGAAAAAACACCACAAACCAGTGCGGCATATTGACGCACCCAACAGCACAAAAAACCACCCCCACCAAAAAACCGCCGAATGTAGCTCATGTAATCAAGGCTCGATCTAGCTCAAGGGTGGGGGTGGCGGTCAGACAGGCCCGGGATTGGCTGTACCCTGCCCAACAATTAAACTGTGTGTTTTTATGGCTTACAAAATTATTTGTTTTTATGTCTTACAAAATTATTCTGAAAACTCATCTACGAACGGAAACATGTCAAGGATTGCTGGTTCAGGGTCAGTTTTGTAAAAGACAGCGGGAAGGCGTGATTCATCAATTTGAAGATTGTTTTTTACAGCGTCAATTATCCTTTCCATGTCTCTGACTAAGAATGTAAAAGCTTCTTTATTCAAGGAAGCATTTTCTGTGTCCTCTTTATACAAAAGCTTTAAGTACATACTGTGACGCTTTAACTCTCTCAACAAAGCTTTTTTGTCGGGAAACTTGTCACTCATCCTCATTCTCCAATGCGTCAAAGATTTCACCTGACCCGAGACAGCAATCACACTCGTGCTGTTTTAGCTGGTCGGACCACGGGCTGTACCTAAGCCACATAGTACCAGACCCATCGCACTCATTGCAATCAATCATCATAGATCACCTCCCAATTATTAGTAAACCGGGCCACCCACACTTGAGTTGGATTTACCATTAGCTTCGGACCTTTCTTTGCTCTCGTTCCGATCACCCGTACCACTGAATTTGTTCGTGAAGTCGGCTTTTTCTTCTGAGCTTTCTTCTTCGCCATCGGTGATCCTCACTGGCTTCAAGTCTCGCATGATAGCCATAATCTCATTGGCATCATCCCACCTTAAAAGCCTAGCTTTATTTAAAATAACTTCAGCGTTTTCTTTCGTAAGCAAATAATGTTGCATTGTCAACCTCCACTTTGTCCCATAATTACGCGAGCCTTCAAAACTTCCTTGAGCTTCTGCTCCTTTTCCTCGTCACCACCACAATCGATAATGACATGGTTCTCAAACCAAGACGCTCTGTCTTTCTTCTTGGCGTCACCCGCTGCCCTTGCTCTAGCTCGTGCGGATTTAATTTTATCTGGCATGTTATTTATCTTCCTTTACAAGATTTTTCCAACTTATGGGAAACTCAACAGCACAATGATCGCTGATGCGTTGAGCTACGTCGCGTGTTTCTTCCTGCGCGTCTTTCTTTAAACGCAGATTACAAACTCTACTAAACGCATATAGACTACCAGACCAGTACCAGCTTGTCATCATATCCTGCGGCAACACCCTTCGTGCTTGTTCTGGGCACACGTCCTTTCTTAGTAGCGCGTTGTATGCATTAACACATACAATTTCAGCTTCTTTCTTTATGGCATTAGCAATACCTTGAGATGCAATAGGTTCAGATAAGCTACCTTGCTTTTTATCTTTAGCCCGTTTGCGCCACTCAGTAGGAGTATAGAACTCAGGCGTGCTATCCACATACCTACGACTAACCTCATTCCAAGCTAACCCTACCTGATGTTTCTGTAACTGTCTAGCTATGAATATAGGCGCGTCAATCTTGAACTGAATAAACACATGGCTGAATGGTGACCAGTGCCCGTGTTCTGCGAGATACTTGATTAGCTTCTCGTCGCTACTGTCAAGTTCATCTTTGTGCTTGGCGAAGGAGACACGAGCAGCGTTTACTACCGTCCGGTCGGTGCCCATAGAGTCCATCCGGTTAACTTGAATTAAGCCCATCAGCAATCATCCTCACGTTAAATTTTTCTTGATCCAACCTAATAACCATTTGTTGTCTCGCCAAAGTGCTGTTTCTGCGCTTGCCATGACAGAACAAATACGCTCTTCACTATCTTTGTTACCCTTGAGTTGATACACTGCAAAAATAGCGTGATTGATTTCGTGTTTCAAAGTGTCTACAAGTAATGGACCCTTTAAATTTTTCTCGATTCGGATTCTACCATTGATATATGAAAAGTCTCCGAATATCTCATCGTTTAAAGGTACGAAATCTACATCAAAATCAAAGGCAGCAATTTTAATCTTCATGGGTTTCATGCGCCATCCTTTCATCAACTTTGGCTTCGGCTTCCTCTGGTGACAGCCCTTCCTCAATGAACTGTTCGTAGAGTGCTTCCATTGTGTTCAGCATCGCGTCAGGTCTACTCATAGCCAAGCCATTTCTTTTTACTAAACGGATACAGTTTATCTATAGCTAAGTTGTAGCAATCTGCTTTTACCATAAAGCCATTGGCACGATCAATAGTCCCGCGCTTCATAAAACGTGCGTTGTTATAGAACGCCTTTTTAGTTATCCAACCCAAGAACCAACCTTCCTTCTTGCTTTCATGTACTCTTACAAAAGCATAGTAGTCGCATTTCTGGTCTGTGTTCTGGGCGGCAACACTACAATCGTAGTGGGGCAGGGGTACGACAGAAGTCTTCTTGGTCTTGACCTCAACGGTCGTGCCGTTGGGCAGCACGATGTCGTAATTTGTGTTGTACTTTTTTGTGGTGTTGATGTTGTCGCCACCCATAATAAAATTAGCGACTTCTTCACCAAGAAAACCAATGCCGTTGCCCTTGCCTTTGGTAATGCTACCATACAACTTACCCATTACATTTGCTTTACGAGTAGCTCGCTGCTTCATAACGGGTGTTATGTCAACTTTAATCATACTGGAGTAAGACCTGTGTAATAAAAATAAGACAGTATTCCTGCAAGGTATATAGCGAGTATGCTTGCATTAACTACTATCAACGCACGATCAAACCACAGCAACCCCACCACTAACCAGAGGGATGTGCCCACCATGAGACAGGCTATGTTGTATGGCTCGATGTCAAAAGAATTAAGAGCAGCCCCAAAAATTACAAATGCCGTGGCTGCCCACTTTATGTACCAACTTTTGTCGTGGGTTGGTGTGACTTTCTTGACTTCCATTCTCTCTCCTTCCCGTGTTGCTGCAAGTGCCACCCTCATTCTTGCAGTGCTGCCAACCTCAATTCATTGACACCCTTCTATTACGACCCTATGTAGATAGCACACTAAAAAAATGTTTGCAAGGGGGTTGACGCAAGTTTCTTGGGTTGCTAGGATCGTTACACCCCGTGAGGGGGTAAACCTATATTAACCATCAGAGGGGACCATGAAGCACCAGCGTAAAGATCGGGAAAAGCGTAAGCCTCCCAAAAGAAGGAACGAGTTTGCACACGAGCTTCAGGAGAAAAAATACCACCAGCGGGTGGTGAAGATGAAGAAGAAGCAGTATGAAGAAGAATTGCTAGAAGAGGAAATGGAGAGATACCTCAATGAGTTCCCAAACCCTGCTGACTAACGAAGACTGTATAGAAGAAACAGTCGGGCTTGGCAGACTAAGGACAGATTGTCCTGTTTGTGGTGGCAGCAATAGCTTTTCTGCAACGTACCTACCGAATACCTTTCAAGTAATATACAATTGTTTTAAAGCTGACTGCGACAACAAGGGTGTTGAGTTTGTTGGACTAAACAGAACATCATCTCTTGGATCGTTGTTTACCGTGCCAGACAGAAAACAATCTGTGGTAGAAACAAAAGAATTTTTACCGACCGACAGTTTCATTGAACCAGAGTACAGCAAAGAAGCTGTAGACTACTTGCACAGGGTACAGTGCTATCATCTGCACAAAGAAAAACACATCAAAGTTAAATACGATTTAAAACTTAATCGTGTTGTGTTTCTTGTAAACGATTTGAAAACCCCCGGCAAAATCATAAACGCTGTTGGTCGGACCCTCTACAAAAAAGGTTTACCCAAGTGGTACAAGTACACTAGCCAGCCTTCGGACTACGTTATTGGTTCGGGGGCTGTTGCCGTTGTGGTAGAGGACATACCTTCAGCTTGTGTTGTATCCAGTCTGGACAACTACGTTGGCATTGCGCTGTCCGGTACTGCAATGTCAGAGAATCTTATCTGCCATTTAACTACAACAAACTACAGTAAAGTATTGATTTGTTTAGATAAGGACGCCGCATTGAACAGTATGTCAATGTGTGCTAGACTCAAGCACAAGGTCAAGGGCATGTCTGTTATGTTCCCGAATGTGGACATAAAAAGTATGGACGAAGAAACTCTTGAGGAATTTTTTACAGAGAAAGAACACAATCATGGCTAAGAAATCTGCTTTCAAGAATGATTACGCGCCCAAGAAACGCTCCAAGCGTAGGCACAAGAAGCCACCACTCCACATGCGTAAGAAGCTTACGCCTTCCCAGTCGCGGATGATTAAGAACGGAAGCTAGTACATGGAGAACCTAGAACTAAACCTCCTTGCTTCCACTCTCAGAACAGAACACTGGGAAAAAATAAAAAATTTTATAACACCTCAGATGTTTCCCAAGGAGTGGCGGTCTATATCACAGGCCATCACTGAGGCGCATCTGAAGTATGACAACATTGAACTGTTGGATGCTAAGACAGTCCATGCTGTTCACGGGATGATGTTCCCTGCCATGCCCGACAGCAAGGGCGACGAGGCCAATGAACTAATCACCAGCCTGTGCAACGTGCCAGAGATGGACGACAACCTAGCCTACGACTATGCCAAGAAGTTCTGGCAACGTAGCATGGCGAAGCAGATAGGTGAGAAGGCTGTACAGTTCTGGGTGGGTGACGATGAGAACGCTTTCTCTGACATCGCAAAGCTCATGGACCGCGTAATTAACAACTCAATGGAAGGGCACGAAACCTTTACCATTGTGCATGAAAGCTTTGATGAGTTAGTCGAGTCCAACAATAAGCCCCCAGAGTTTTTGTTTGGTATCCCTTCTATGGAAGAGCATCTACCGGGGATGAACCGCGCTGACTTCGGTGTCATTTTTGCACGGCCAGAGGTTGGCAAGACCAGCTTCTGCGCCCACCTTGTGGCTCAATACCTTGCACAAGGTAAGAAGGTACACTACTGGGCCAACGAAGAACTAGCCAAGAAAGTAAAGCTGAGAATAACAACAGCTTTCTTTGACATAGATAAATATACTTTGCTGGAGAATAGGCATGATTACAAATCTACCTACGATGATGTTATTGGCAATAACCTTGTTGTTATTGATTCCGTAGGCACGGACATCACAGAGATAAACAGCTTCACCACGTTGAACAAACCCGATGTTATCTTCATTGACCAACTAGATAAGGTTAAGATTGGTGGTGACTTTGGGCGCGGTGACGAGCGGCTCAAAGAGTTGTATGTCATGGGCCGTGAACTGGGCAAGCGCAATGACTGTCTTGTTTGGGCTGTGTCTCAGGCTAACTACGAGGCGCACCAGCGGGAGATCATTGACTTCTCCATGATGGACAACAGTCGTACCGGCAAGGCTGGTGAGGCAGATGTCATCCTTGGCATAGGCAAGGGCTTGGGTGTTGATGACAACACGAGGTTCCTGACTATCAGCAAGAACAAGGTCAATGGCTGGCATGGTACAGCCCACGCATTCTTAAACATTGCAACAGGAAAGTACTACGTATGATTACCTGTTTAGATATTGAGAACACCTTTTCTAAAAAAGATAGTTCTCCATACTCTGGCAAAAATCAATTGGTGTCTGTTGGATACAAGACGGACACAGGAGACAAGGATTACCTCTGTTTTTTTCACAGCGACAGGCCGCCTACGCCCAACAACTTTGGGCTGTTGCAGGATGTACTGTCCAACACAACGCTACTGATTGGTCACAACATCAAGTACGATCTTCAGTGGCTCTTGTACAGTGGCTTTGTTTATGATGCTGCTGTGTGGGATACAATGGGCGTTGAGTACTTGCTTGCCAGAGGCATGAACAGAGAGATAAACCTTGATGCCTGTTGTAAAAGAAGAAACGTGCAGCAAAAGAAAACAGGACTGATTGACAACTGGAGTACCCAGCCGGATGAGATGTCATGGACTATCTTAGAAGAGTATGGTACACAGGACGTTAACTCTACTTATGACCTAGCAATGGCACAGGCAGAGTTACTTGAAATAGACTTAAAGGAATGGTCTGTCCAATGATGGAACCTGTGGTCAAGCTTCACATGGATGTCTGTCGTGTTCTCTGTGACGTAGAGACAAACGGCATTCGGATTGATGTTGACAAGCTCTCTCAGATCGAGAGGGACTTCAAGAAAGAGTATGCTGACCTAGCGGAAGACCTTGATCGAATTATTAACGATCTGTGTGGGGACACGCCCATCAACCTTGCATCTGCCGAAGATCGGTCCAAGTTCTTCTACTCTCTTGCTGTTAAGGACAAGAAGGTATGGAAGGCAAAGTTTGATCTCGGCACTGTCTTGAAGGACGGCAAGCGTAAGAAGAAGTTTGTCAGGACTACAGCCCACAGACAGTTCATTATGAAGTACATCCCACTGGTCAAGCCTGTCAAGAAGACAAGGCGCAGAGACTGTACCAACTGTGGTGGCAGGGGCAGCGTTGAGTTTGTACGCAAGGACGGTAGCTACGGTATGCCCCGCAAGTGTAAGACTTGCTTCGGTCGTGGCTCTGTCTACAACGAAACACCAGATGTGGCTGGCATTGGCTTACGCCCAGAGAACGAGAAGGACTTGTCTGTTCACGGTTTCAAGACAGACATGACAACTATCCGCAGCAAGCTTTTACAGGTTGATGGGGACAAACGAGAGTTTCTTGAAAAGTACATGAGGTATAATGCTCTTTCTACATACCTCAATACTTTTATAGAAAATATTAAAATTAATACAAACAAGAAAGGATACATACATCCACAGTTTATGCAGTGCATAACAGCAACGGGCCGCTTATCTTCGCGCAATCCTAACTTTCAGAACATGCCTAGAAGTGGTACTTTTCCTGTTCGCGCTGCTATCGTGAGCCGTTTTGAAAACGGTAAGATACTTGAGGGGGATTACAGTCAGCTAGAGTTTCGGGTGGCTGCTTTCCTTTCTCAAGACAAACAGGCTCTTGAAGACGTTAAGAATAAGATTGATGTCCACTCATATACTGCGGACATTATCGGTGTATCTCGACAAGACGCAAAGGCACACACATTTAAACCCCTCTATGGTGGTACGTCAGGCACTGAGGCGGAACGTCGATACTACACCGCATTTCTTGAGAAGTACTCTGGTGTTGCAGAATGGCAACAGAGGCTATGTAACGAGGCACTGGTGAGGAAAAAGCTTACTCTCCCATCAACTAGGGAATACATGTTTCCTAATGTTAGGAAGTATCCCAGTGGTGGTTACTCTAATTCAACCCAAATAAAAAATTATCCTGTTCAAGGATTTGCAACGGCTGATCTTTTACCTATCGCATTGGTAGTGCTGCATAAAAAAGTTAAAGAAAGTGGAATAAAAAGCTTGATCTGTAACACAGTACATGATAGTATTGTTATGGATGTTCACCCTGACGAAGAGGAAATCTGTATAGAGTTAATGAAGAATGCAATGCTAAGTCTTAAAGACGAGTGTTCTCTAAGGTTTGGCGTTGAGTACAATATGCCTGTTGGCATTGAGTTGAAGATTGGAACTAACTGGTCCGACTTAAAGGAAGTCGGCGTTTACGAAAGGACGTAATGAATGAGTAATTTAGCTGTTGTTGAAACCCAATCACTGACTGATCTAGTGACAGCCGATAAAGCAGATAATGCTAGGATCATGGCTCTGCTGGGTCAAGCTAGTGAGTCGGGGTCTACGCAAAGCGTTGACTTTTTACCCAAGCTTGCCATTGAACATAACACTGAAGATGAAGAAGGTAACACCCTTCCGAGAGGACAGTGGAAGTTCAAGGATGCTTCTGGGCAGTGGCAACACTCCAAAGAAGTAACCTTCCGACCATTCCTACGACGGTACATGTACACTGTCTGGGACAATGCGGAGCAATCTTACGGCAGTATGTCGATCCAAGGGGCATCCTTTGGTGATGAGTTCTTTGACACTGCTGGTGGAATCCGCTGTGGTAAGCTCAACAAGCGTGACTTGGAAGGCTTGTCCTCTGATGATCCAGAGAGGACACTACAAGCTAACATCAAGTGCGCCCAAGTAGTCTACGGTATGGTCGAGACTGACTCTATCGAAGCTACACCCGTTGTCTGGTACGCTCGTGGCAGTAACTTCATGCCTGTTGCGGATTGGATCAAGACTCTAGAGAAGCAAGGTAAGCTGCTGTTTAATACGAGAGCAACGCTTTCTACGCTACGACAGAAGTACGGTGGGAACATCTACTACAAGTCAAAGATCGACGTTAAGGATTACGTTGAGTTTGACCCAGCGGTTGATGTGCCTATTCTTGAGAAGTTTGTTGAGGCTGTTAACTCTCACAATGCTTACATTGAGTCAGAATACAAAGAAGCCCGTGGGGACTTTGCTGACGCACGGATTGTAGAATCAATGGATGC